TTTCAGCGTTAAATAAGAATAACAGCTTATTAGCATGGTCTGCTCTATTAAGTATGAAAGTGGTGGGCACACCATCATCATTAAGGTGTACCTTTTCAAATTTATCTAATTCCGGAGCAAGCATGGCCCTAGTAACTTTATCGTTGCCAATCGTTAGGGTTCCGCCAACACCAGTATTGGTAACATCGCCTCCGGTAAACTTTAACAGTTCCTCAGCTTTTATGCCTTTACTTTTCTCTGCATCAGTAGAAGCTTCTGGATCTACAATATAGAAAAGGTCATTATTAGTAACCTGCGCTTTGGTTACCGGTCTAGCACTATGTATGTCAGTTAATTTATTACTCATAACATCTTCCTGTTAAGTTTGTTTATATTATTTATATAGTTTCTAATGTCCAATCGACCAATAATCGCCTTCGGCATCAACTTCTGACACATTATCTTCAACACCTAAACCGTCATCAACGAAACCGAACGGTAACATATCGTCTCTCATCTCAGCAAGCTTCTGATTGTATATTAAGTCTTTTAAATTAATGTCAGTCAAGCTGTTAAATATATCTGATGTAGCGAACCAACTGAATAGCACGAGGTTCATAACTAAGTCATCATGGTTACCACCGGTTGCAGCATACGAAGCACCCTTTGGCGCAAACGTACTTAACTCTCTAATTGTTTCACCGTGTGTCAACAATATTTTATTTTCTTCAATCAAGTCTTTCATTGTTGAACAACCGATGCGTTTAACTTTCTTTGTCATCGTAACACCAAGAGCACCAGCTTTAACTGTAGACTCAACGTGCATGTTCTCATATTCAAGATCGTAGTATAGACCGTTACACACAATCGCTCCAGCATCATTTGATTCAATCAGAACATACGCATCGTTGTATGCTGTACCCCATTTGTAAATATAGTCACTCATTAATAAGGGAGAGACTTCGTTATTATGATATACACAAACCTGTTTAAATGGTCTTACAGATATATCAACAACGGTCCAAGTGGTGTAATCGTTTCCTCTACCTTTACCTACGTCAACTGACATTATATAATTATGTCCTGGGATTGGATCCTCATAAACATATATGCTTTGGTCAGGTGATATACTTAAAGGCGACCCAGCCATCTGTTTTAGTAATGCCTCTGGTGCTATAAGCGTGTTGCCTTTACCAGCAAAGGTATTACCAAACTCTTGATTAAACTGTATCTCAGAAGTATTCGCAATAGTTTGGGCTTTCCATTTTTTATCTCGTCCAGGGACATCCCACCAATCAACCCTGAATGGAGAGAACTCATTTGTCTCGTTTGCAGCACCTTCCCACAACTTATGGAATACGTTACCTACACCATTCGCAGTTGATGTAATAATAATCTTTGTCTTTTTACCAGATGAGATAACTGGGTATGTTGAAGTATAAAACTCAACGTCGTTGTCAATGAATGCAAACTCATCAAGGAAGAGCAGGTTAATAGCTTGCCCACGAATAGAGCTTGAAGATGTTGACGCAGTTATAATACGTGATTCATTAGAGAATTCAACGTACGTCTTATTTAGCGATTTGCATCCTGGCTGTAAAAAGAACGGAAGGTTCTCAAGGATAAGAGTTATCCTGCTCAACATCTCTTTAGCGGTTGCGCCCTTATTCGCAAGGATAGCAACTGACTGTTCAGAATGAAAGATAGCATACCAAGTTAGATATGCACAAGAGCTAATTGACTTACCTGACTGACGACATGCTAATACAATGCTAAAGCGATTATCATTAAACTCATGATACATCTTTTCCTGATACGGATAAAGTTTAAACGGAACTAAACCTTCATCAAGATTAATGATCTTAACATACTTCTTAGTAAAGTACACAGGGTCTGTACGACACTTATTGTACTCTAATACTTCTTCTTCGGTAAACGTTTGTTCAACACCATGTCTTTTGATGTTAGGGTTACCAAGATAATATGTTCCTGCATTGGCCGTAGTTATTGAACGCGTTGCATCACTCATTAATTTCTTCAGGTGATTTTATTAGATGCGACTCGCCATCAATAGCATCAGTCTTTTGTAACATCTTTTGCAAATCGGTAACACTTCCAATAAACACATTATTGTTTGTAGTACCCTTTGCCGACTTTTCACCTGCCTCCTTTTCAACTTCTTTCTTAGCTTTCTGGAGTTGCATTAGTTTATCACTAACATCACCAATATCTTTTACTGTCCTGCTTAATACTTCGTAAGCACGAGGTGCTTCAGTCTGTCGGCATAACTCGGATAACCCGTCAAGGTTATCCATGCCAACTTTTACTAATGCACGAAGTGTCTTACGCGAGAATTCATAGTCGTCGTCAATATCGCCGCGCGTAACATCAGCAGCGATTGCTAACCCTCTTTGTTCTTCTTCAACAACATCTAGCTTCGATGTTAATTTATCAAATACGTCACTCATAATTTATCCTATGTTATAATAAGATTAGCTAAAGGCCACGTTCCATAGTCGGTGTCAGTGTCGTTATGTGCTGAGGCAAAGTCATCTCTGAACTCAATACCAATGGTAGTGATAACACCCTGTGTTCCTGTAGGTCCGTAGAACTTCATCTTCATAGAAAAATCAAGAGTATAAACAAGTACTCGTCTATCTGTCGCAGCGCCTTCATTCTCATCAGACATAGTAATGCCTTCTAACTTAATTGGTATATCTTCTTTAAGATCAGTCCATCCATCAACGGGCTTGATAGTAACTGAATACTCGTTATGAAAGTACGGCATGATTTGTTCTACAATTTGTAACGCATCATCTTGGTTCTTTGCCATAATATTTAGTTCAAAGTTAAGCATGTACGATGTTTGTAATTTAATCGTATCTCGAGCACTTCCAGTTCCTTTAGTGAGCGTCGCCATCTTGTTCATCTTAAACGTAGGGTCGAACTCTATGCCATTAAACGTAAACGCCATACGCGGAAGTTTAAGAGCCATTGATTTCTGATCGTCACCAACAGTATCAATACGGTTTAAAAACTTTTGTTTAGAACCATATGCTAAAGGAACTTTAATTTGATTGATAGCTTCATCACTACCATTTCTTCGGACAACCGTAATGTTATTAAAGAGTGTGCCAAAGATAGCAACGCCTTTCCTTATTGTCGAATGGTAAAAGTGATCACCGAACATTTCTTAACTCCCAGGTTCGCCAAACGGATTTGTCTCAGAAAAGTCTAAGAACGAATCGCCTTCAATTTCAAAATCAACATTATCTGCTTGTGAATCATTTGGCAAGACATAGCTATCATTAGGTGACGAATCATTAATACCGTATATAGTATCTATACTTGTTGCCGTTGCTCCACTCGAAGCACCAGTAATAGCAGCCGTTGTGTTAAAGTCTTTAACATTAGTTGTGCCTGATGTACCAAAGTTTGATAATGTGAAAATAGAATACCCTGTGAATGACGCATCAATGTCTTGAAGTATTCCATGAACAGTAACTCCAGTCGATATAGTTTGTGTAATCTTCTCACCTACTTCGAATGTTCCTGTAACACTAGCGTCAGTAATCTTGAAGGTCTGCGCATATCCCCAGTTCTTCACTGCATCATCAATCTCTGCTACACCTGTATCAATTTCCTCATCGTTAAACTCATATAGAGCACAAGAGAAAGTATACGTTGGTAAGTTACTTAACTGAAAGAAAGGTTTCTTTGTATCAACATATGTGATTTCAAAATAAGAATTAGATAAAGGAAGATATAAGATATCACCTTCGTTAGGCTTCTTCATACCTTCAATAGAACCAATCGTCTGATCCCATATTCTCTTTGCTACAACGAAGTTGCACTCATCTCGGATCTCAATGCCAAACTTTTGGAACACATCACCAGAACCACCAAACCCTTCAACATCTTCAAGGTAGGCTTCAATCATATACGCATCATCAAACTTAGATGCTTTATCTTCACCTAATATATTATCCCGAGCAATGATTTCGCGGGGGAGATAGTAAACATCTTGGCCATAAATCTTAAGAGACTCAATGATTAAGTCTTCATATAAATTTTGCTCAGACTTTACTTCTTGAGAAAAGAATACATTGCGGCCCATGTGTTATCCCATGTAAAAATCAACAGGTAGTTCCCAAACCAGACGGGCCTCTTCTGTCAACTTTTCAATCTCTTCTTTGGCTTCGTCAATATAACGCAACCCATTAAATGTAACGCCACCTGGCATTTGCATTCCTTCAAACTTAGACATGTTCTGTCCCCACTGCATTTTAATCAAAGCAGTAGCATAACGCTTCAAGAAGTAGTCATCCCACATATCTTCATATGCTGCAGGATCCAACACACGGTTGCATTCAAGTACTAAATTAGTCCCAGCTGGAAACAATGACCAATCGACATCTAGTCTTAACTGGTTCTTATGTGGGATATATTCAAAGGCGATCCTGCGACCTGTTCCCATAGTGACACCCAACATACTAATCCAACTCATTGTTAGATAATAATCAAGCATAGCACCACGATAATTAAGATTAAATAAATCGTTCTGGAAAAACTGATAAGTAATATCAAACATAGAACTTGCAGAACCAGTACTTGGTGGTAACACCTGAAGCACTTCTTTAATTAAATCGGTATTAGCAATAGGAATCCAGCCGTTATTTACATCGGCCGTAGTTATTGTATATGAAAAGAATGCTTTCTCTGACGCATCATCATGAAAGAATTCCCAGAACTGAATCGCTTCATCAACTCTATCATCGAGTTGGTCATCATCAACGTTTACTTCAATAACGGGTGCACCTAAACTGCGCAAGCAGTGCTCGATAAATGTAGCCTTTGTTGTTGGTTTAGCCATATTAATTTCCTAACTTAATTACTAATAAATTCTCAGATCTAGTCTTAGCTACAATATCATTATTAGTAATACTTTTTGCATTATCACTATTGCCCAAGAATCTAGTCTTAGAGCCAATAGTATTATTAGAATTACTTTCAGCACTTATAACTACACTATCATTTATTTTTGTGTTAATATTAAACATTAAGTAACACTTGGTGTAACGTGCGCCTGTCCTTCTAGCACACGTGTTACTGTTCCGCCAATATGAGTCAACTCAACGTCATAAACATACCTACCAGCTTTCATAGGACCAGTAACAGCTGCGGTCAAGGATAAAGTTATCTTACCATTCGCTCCATCTGTTATAGATGTAGTAAAAGCTACACTAGAAGAAGAGCCATAAGACTTCTTAATTTTTCCAGCGACAGAGTAACCAGATGATATATTTTTAGCCGAATCATCTGATTCAGTTAAGTTAACAATAGTAGTAAAAGTAGCTCCCTGATCTATTGTTATGTTTGCCTGTGTTGCCATTTAGTTTCCTCAATTTAATTTATCTACTATTATTTATATAGATACTAACCCTAACATTATGATGAGGCAAATATTCTCAGATTTTTACAAGCAGGTACTTCAGCAGAGTTCTTACTCTTCAATACAATCTTAATAGCAACAGAATTAAACACAAAGTCGACCGGCGAGGCTGCCGTGTCCTCAACAGTGAAGTGAATTTCATTAAATGCAGATTCACTATTATCAGTCATAAATACATTACCTGTAGTTGGAATAGTGCTTGGAACAACAGACGCCTTAATATTTCCAGACACTGCAGTGTCTGTAATCTGTGTCCAACCTAAGTCATCCCAAGAAGTTCCTGCAGCAGTCTTATCAAAGTCAATAGATGTTTTGTAATATACTTCAACAGCTGCGTCTTCAGGTTTACTGACATCAACATAGATATCTAAAGCCGAGGAAATGGAATCTAAATCTAATTTCTTAGTAATATAATTAGCAACACTATCTGTGCCGTAAGCTGCAGTATCAGCAACTGTTGGAGATGAAGGATAATTAACGCTATGCGAATGCAATACAGCGTGTGACGCATTAAGATTAACTATTGGGCTCACACGATCATTCGTAGTTTGTAGCTTAGCTTCAAACTTTAAAGATTTTCCGCTGAGATCGACGATATCTTGGTTCTCAGTTGATAATACTGTGTAGGGTTTATCTAAAACATTTAGCGCGTTATTGTTTACAAATACAAAACTGCCATCTCGCACAAAGGATAGACCGGTTGAATCAACAGTCTTGGTAGAAGTTCCGTTATACTTAACCCCTGTTGATGTTCCTACAGGTTCAATTATATCTAAAGTAGGAGCAATCATATCGTAGACACGATTCTCAGTAGCGCGTACTTTGCGGCCACCTCCAGTTTTTTCATTTACGGGAGTTCCTGCTAGTCCAGTTAAATCAATTTCATAATAGTTCTGAGTTGCCCTAACAACTGTGTGTTCAGCATTAAATTCGGCAGCTGTCACGTTGTTAAAGTCACGGCATCCACTGAAAGTTACTGTATGACCTGTTCCATAGAAGCCATGATTAGGATGTGAAACAACTATAGTACCAGTAGTGCTTGCTCCAGCCGTAAATCTAAATGGATTCTTTTGTAACAATCGCTTCTCAACGCCATCATTAACTAACTGATATGTGTATTCTTCATCTGTATTAAATACTGCACGTGTTACTTTAAACTTAAGCGACTGTCCAACTAATGAGCTCCAGCTCCTTGAGTTAGAAGTACTTTGCAGGAATTCAATTCCTTCAGGCAAGAAGCTATATTTATCAGAATCTTCTGCTATAGCATTACTATCTTTAGCAACTTTTACATTATACGCAGAAGAATTACTATATAATACTAACGCATATTTCGATGTACCTTTAAGTGCTATCGGCCAATCAAACACTAGGTCAAGCGAACCACTGCCCTCGATTGCAGCAGTTACGTCAGTCGCTGCTACTTCAACATTAGTCCCAGGAATAACATTCCTAGTTGGAACCCCATCTTTAGTCGTAACAAGCTTGGCACGGAGGGGTAATTCTCCACTCGAAGTTGTTGGATAAATAGTAATCTTTGTTATAGAAGCACCGACATCAGGAGCTCTAACTTTAAACACTTGGGCTATAGCATCTGTATTCCAATTTTGAAAATCAGTAAGATCGTCAACGCTGTAATTGTTATCGAACTTACTAGTACCAGTTGCTGCTATAGCCTCTGATATTTCTTTATCGGCCATTCCAGAGTAAAAATTAACTACACCAGATGTGCTTCTGGTATCTGCATTAGTTGAACTACTTGTTAGTATTAATTTAGCTGCACCACACTTAACACGAATGCTTTCGTTATTAGGAATAAGAAACACACCATACACTTTACCATTTGAGTTGGTTTTCAACACATTAGTCGCAGTCGCAGTACCTGTACCAGTACCTACTCCAGTTGCAGTAAAGACTGTGCCTACAGTGTTATTTGCAGAACCAACTGCTGTAAAAGAAGTGTTGCCTGGGTCTGTAATTGTATATGTTATACCAGTTTCAAAAGAGCCAGCATTAACAAGAAGATCACTGATTGAGGTATCACCATCAAATGTCTGAATTGTTTCTGAGCTATCATCGGCATTACCAAATATGTTAGCATCGTATGTAGCTTTGGTTACTTCCTTAACATAAGAAGAAACATCATGCCCATCAAAGAATGCATACACTTGTGTTCCTGGACGCAAATCAGTAGCTTTAAAATATACTTCACGAGAACGCATATCTGGAACAAGCTGGGCTACTGGGCCAGTATTATATTTGTGGTCTCTTACAATACGTAAGCTATAGTTATACCCAAACACCCGGGCCCAGAAGTTTCTAGAGTAGGACATAAGCCTAAGGTTCGCTTGTCCTGGCGTAGCAGTTCCTACCTTACGCCAATTCTGCAGCGAACCATTCGTGTTAAGCTGAACTTCACCTGTAACTTGGTTCACACGATACTCAGCAGCAGCACTACGGATTAATCTGTTCGTTCCACTAAGTAAGATGGAATTTCTTATGGAATTATGGTACCTATAACCGCGATAGTAACGGCCGGAGTGTGTATGAGAAACCGTATACTTAGCCCAGTCATTATTGATAGGTTCTGGGAGTGACGCGTCTGACATCCAGATATCTGAAGGAGGAGATAATTGAATATCCCCTGCTCGGAAACCAGTAATACCATTTGCATTAATTGGCAAGGTGGCTGTATCTTTATCTTGACTAACTTCAACTTTTTCTGTGGCGTAAGGAACAGTAATTGCACCTCCCGCAGTCGGATACGCTAAATCGCTTCCAGACTGTCCTGCGCTTTTAACTAAGTTAACTGATGTCTGTCTAAATGGTGGCACTAGCTTATTTCCATTAACCATAGCAATATCATAATCGGGGTGTGAAGGATCACCAATACCATCAACCTGAGACGAGAAGTTATCTATCGCTAATCCTTTCTGTGTGCTCCCAGAGATTAAATCAGAGTTGTCATTATTACCCACTGCTTGTGCAGCGACATAATACTGAAGCTGTTCAATGTTAGATTCTAAACCTCGGATAGCTTCCATTGTATACCCTTGGTTATTTACTGAGGTGAATGATATATCTCTACCTAAGTCATAAACATAAGGTTTAATATCAATATTAAACAAAGTAATAGCATTCACTGGAGCGTTTGACGGAGCAACAGGACTTAGTGCTGGAATACCTTTACGGTAAACGTATTCTCCGTTGTTGTCAAGATACAAAATATCCTTTCTTCCCATATATACTTGTGGTTCAGCTAATGTTATAGATGACCCAATCTCTGGGAATACCCAAGGGCCACTAAATGTTGGTGTAACAAAACGGAAGTCAAGACAATCACGAAGCTCAACACCATTATAAGCTGGAATCACATCGTAATCTTCATTAGGATATGAGTCGACTGAGAAGTAAGAACCAGCACCATGGCTATAATAACTATACCTAACTTTCAAAGCGCCATTAGTAATAGAAGCATTAGGAAAGGCTGGGTTAAGTGTTATGCTTGCAAGTTCATATGAAGAATCACGTTGACCGTTGTCAAAAATAAACTTGTCGCTGTGATCTGTGATAGGAGTAAAGACTACTGCATCCCCATTAGCAAGAGTTACTGGTCGGTCTACTGTAATAGTATCTGTCCCAGTATTAATTGCGGTAACTATTACTTTCTTATCAATATTTTTATTGCCGGTCGTATAAACTATATCATCGACTGCAATCCCCCCATCAGCATTTACTACAAACGTATAAGAATCGGTAACAGCGCCAACGACAGTTTTAGATTCATTTGATCCTTTAGAGTAAACAGCTTCTAAATATATACCATCAGCAAAGTCTAATTCATAAGTAGATGTACCTGCAGCATATGTTATAGTATCTGTGTGATACACAACCTTAGTTTTAGTTTTAAATTTAGTACCAGCAGCAGGACGTATTAAAAAGCTGACACGAATACCTGCAGTACCCGTTGTTAAAATAGAGAAGTTGCTATCACCAATAGAAGGGGTGCCACTGAAACCTGTAACAGCAGTTGCAACTGACCAGCTGGATGAGCCATCATATTTAGTTTCGAAGGTTTCAGCTGCATCAACACTAGCTAATTCGTAACCTGTTGGCACAGTAACAGCTGCTACACCATTAGCACCACCACCAGACACAACAGTAATTCTAGATATAAACGTTGTGTTATCTGCACTGTTGCCATCAAGCAATGTTTTTGTATTGTCAAATGGAAGCTTTACAATCGCTGTGTCATTAGAAGCTTCTTTTAATTTACCAGAAATTGTTGCGATAAAGGTGCTATCACCATCGTCTTCCAACACAGTAACGCTACCAATAGTTTGACCAGCATTCATAACGATATTAGTAACGTATACTCGCCATAGATTTGTCCCAGGCATAAATTCGATTGACTTAAATACACAACTACCAATCTTCGTTGTAGTCCCTCCTCCTGAACCATCTCCGCCGCTCATTAATTCAAGTGAATACGCAACTAAAGTCGTCGCGACGGCTCTAGGTGGAATACCAGCGTTTATCGTAACATCAAAATAATTTCCTGAAGTTACACCAGAGTATTTAGTACTATATGTTTTTATTGAATCAGTAGTTCGAGTTTTATCAATCGCTGATGCAGTCCCAAGTATAGCTGCTTTCTCTACAGCCTTTTCCACCCGCCTGCCTTTAACATATGCTACTGAAGGGTTAATATCTAGAACATATTTATCTGCACTACCACTTGTTATGTTACCTAAGTTACTCTCTCCGTCAATAGTTTCAAGCTTATCTTCGCGAACAGCTACGCGGAAAGCACCTAGTGTATAATCACCAGACTCTTCATATGTCCTTTGCTCAAACTTATCAGATAGTGGTGTGTCGCTAAGTTTATTATCTAAAGCAGTCTTTTTGACTACAACACCATTAATAATTTTTGTGTGCGGAATCCATTTGGGAGGCACGTCAGCAGGAGTAACGTATTCACCTGTAGATGCATCAATTGCAAATTTGCGTAATGTTGCAACAACCTGCGCTCGATTAGCGCCGGGTGCTGAGTAATTAGGAGCGCCAAGAGAGTTATCAACTAAAGCAGTATCAGCTGTAGAATCAATCATGTTTTCCGCTACACTAAACCCTACTTCATAAGAAGGCGCTGTAGTAGCTATATCCAAATTTATAGTTGCAGCAGGAACATATATAAAGTAACCACTATAAAAATACACGCCTTCAGTAATGCTAACAAATGACCCTTCGCCTTTACTGTCAGCAGCTGCAGAAACAGTTTCAGCAGCTGCGACACTATCTATAGTTAAACTTTCAGAGTTATTATATGTACTTTGCGTACCTGCAGTACCACTATTGCTATACGATAAGTATAGGTAGGCTGCTCCATACGTTGCCTTATAATCTGTGACAACGGCGGTCAGACCAGCATAAGCACCTACAACGGTTTTGCCTACATAAGCTGCAGCCTCTTCACTCGTTACTGTACCATTAAGTCTAACATAGTCTCTAGAGAATGCAGTAAGATCACCACCAAGAACAACTGCACCATCTTGAAATGTGTACTGACCTAAGTAATCAACTTGAGCTTGGAGAATTGATTGTACTTCGTTTAATTCTCTAACCTGTACACCAACGCTTGGGCGGAACAAAACTCGATTATATCCCTTGCTTTCATCAAAGGTATCACCGGTTGTGGTGAAACGGACTGGTACGATTTTACTGATTGTCATAATTTGTTCCTTAGAATTCTATAACTATTTTAATATCTTCTGTTTGGTTTGAACCACGGTCAACAGGACTAGCGAGATTTTCTAAAAATACTATATCCCCGCTACCAGTTTTAATTGGACTTACAGTTAGTGTACTTGATGCAGCGGCCCCGCTTGCGCTACTTAAAGCAAGCCCACCCGTAAAGGGTTTAAACCCTGTACCAGTAGTTATTGCAACATTAGATGAACTATAATCATCAGACTGTACATAATATATATAACCATTAGTTGTGTCTCTATCTACAATCCGACCTTGTGCGCCAGATGTAGCTTCTGTTATAATTTCATCAACCACGAAAGTGAGTGATTCAGCGGCAGTAACCGTCAAGCGACGCATTGGCCTATAGTCATCACCAACTGCAGCAGTAGTACCATCGTCCTCAATAGGGTTAAGTATCAAAGAGAGTTGTCTAAAGTCATTATCAACTGTTGCTGCGCTGCCAGCAAGTAATGTATGAGCAACAATATAATGCCCACCCAGTTCTTCAACAGGATCTGTACCGTGTCCTAGTCCTGGAGCAACAGAAGGTCGAATAATAGCGCCGGAACCACCACCTGATATATTCTCAACAGCTGCATATGTATACCCTGTTCCAGCTGTCGTTATAGTGTATCCTGTTATAACACCGCTACTATTAGTTTTTAGTGTTGCTACAG